ATGTAAACTGAACCGTTAGGCAGCCGGTCATACTCTGCTTTAGAGTTGACTTTGATAGGATTTTGTTCGTTTCCTACAGGCGTTTGCGGCGTAACGTTAGGCGTTAAAGCATCAATCGCAGATTTGCTATATCCCTGCGCTCTTGCTGCGTCTGACATTTTCTTAAACGCACCTTCTGCGACTTCTGCTTGCCTGCCAAGATTGGCTTTGATTTGCGTCGGAGACATACCAGGCGTGACCATTGCAGATTCAAACGCAGAGGCTTCTGTTCTAGTAAGCGCGGAACCAAACAGTTGATTTCTAATCTGGTTTGCAAAAAGATCATATTGTTGCCACCACTGACCGAAATCCTTTTTGGCCGGATCGTCAGAACGCAAGGCAAGCATAATCGCTCCCCTGCCTAAAGCGTCCATGCGATAGCCGCCATAATCATCTTTGAAGTTATTAGACAGACTTCTTAAGTTGACTGCGTTTTCTGATTTGCTAGCAAGATCGTTAAGAACTGGCCCAGGTAAAGGCTTGCCGTCTTTTGCCTGTTCTTGCTTTGCTTTAGCTTCGTCTATTCTCAAACTAACCAATTGATTGCTTAACGCAGTTGTTGCTGCGCGATCCTGCCTTGATTCTTCACGCTGCATCGCTTGCGAGTTCATGCTCGTCAAACGCTCCATCGCCTTATTAAGCGTATCCTCATCCATGTTGGCAAAACTGCGCTGCAACTGCGAAGCAAACGGAAGGATTGAAGGATGGATAACACCGCCTTGTATTAACGGCGTAAACGGATTCTCATTGGTTCCCGTTTGTTGCGTTGGAGCCATGACCGTTTGAGTGTTTCCTTGGAAGTCAGTAACAACCAAAGACTCACCTTTCTTGATGCTAGTTACAGTAGGCTTGCCAGCAACTGGGCGGAAACTGCCATCCGGCATCCGTTCATAAATGATGCCGCCAGCCTCTTTAGTCTCAGGCTGTATTGCGCCTTGTATAGTTTTGAAAGCAGTCAATGCCTTGTCGATAGGGACGCCCTTAGACACGGCAGCAGATAACAAACGCTCGACATCGAGTCGTGGCATACCGTAAGTCTTTTGTTCCTCATAAGGTTCAGAAACGCCCATCGCTTCAAGGTCAGGAGAAAACCGTTGCTGAGATGTGACGGGCCTTACTATGCCAGCCCTTAGAACTTCTGGAAGATTTGCCTCGGCCTGCATCTGTTTCTGCATTTGTTGCAGTTGTAGCCCTGTTACACGATCCTGCACCGCTTGCTGCACCGCACCACGGTAGGCTTGCTGTCCTGCTTGTAGACCTTGGGCCACAAGTTCGCCTGTAGACCTGCGTACGGGGCTTCTTCCTGATCCTGCAAGTAAGGTAAGGCCGAGGTTTAGCAACCCTTGGTCTTGCGCTTGCTGCCTTAGTTTTTCCTGTTCATCTGCGCCCAATAAACCTCCCATATAGGAAGGCATCTGACCAAACACACCGCCAAGGAAGTTACTAGTTGACACTGTTATCTCCCAAGCAAACCAAGCAATCCACCAGCAGCAGCACCAAGACCTGTGCCTAAACCAGGAACCATGCTACCTAGTTTTGCCCCAGTAAGAGCGCCACCAAGTGCGCCAGCAAGCGGGTTGGAGTAAGTCGGCTGGATAGTCTGCTGACCCATAGGTGCGCCATACGCAGAACTCAAGAAACTCTGTAAGTTCGAGTAAGGCTGTTGTTGTTGGTAATTGAACTTCTGGATCGCGTCTGCAAGTGCCGCCTGTTGGTATTGCTCTGCTGTCTGACCGACTTGTGCGAGTTGTGCAATATCCGTGTAGTCCTGCGCTGCCATGCCTGGCGCAGCACCAATCGCCGCCTGTTGCCTTGCTCGCTCTTGTTCGTACAGGTTAGCACCCAAGCCAAGTGCAGACATCTGTCTTGTTCGTTCATCTCCGTAGTTCTGATAAGCAAGTTGTCCTGCCTGACTGGTTAGCGCATTTGCTAGCGCACCTTGAGCCCTTGCTTCTTGGCTCATAAGGGCTTCGTTCGTTCCGTAACGTCCAGAGGCAGAAGCCCTAGACCGCATTTGGTTGATAGCGTCCTGATAAGACTGAGAAGCCTGCGCGAACCCAGGCTGTAGCGCTTGAGTCAGATAAGGATTAGGCCCAAGGAAACTACCGCTTAACGTGTTTTGCAAGACAGGGTTGAATTGGCCTTGTAAGGTTGCTGCTTGAGTTCCGCCGATCTGACTTGCTAACTGTTGTTGCGCTAAAGGTACAAGCGGGTTGCCTTGCATAGCCCTTGTCTGCATAGCAGAAAGCGCAGCCTGCGTCTGTTGGGATGGGCCGACATAGGTTTGACCTGTATAGGCTTGCGGGCCTCCAGTAGCGTAGAGACGTTGGGCCTCAGATAGACCGTATTGGACATAAGGGGCTTGAGACGGGTCTAATTCCGTCCTCGTCACCGTGTTTGTTGAGCCACCAGACATATCAAACCTCTCTTACCCACTTACGGGGCCGAAAACCTAACGCCTTAGCCTTGCGATTCCAGCCTTTACGCCACGAATCAAAGCTGATAGTCCTTGCGCCACCTTCTCTCGCAAGAACGAGAACATGATCCATGCCTGCATCAAAATCTCCCTTGCCATAAGCGCACCAAATATGCAAATTATCGCCGATAGGCTGAAGAACAACAAACCCGCAAGGATAACTGTCCTCAAAGTACATCCAAAGAAGTGATCTTCCCGCAAAACAGTCTGCGTAAATGTCCTCCGGTATCCACTGCTCCGGACTTTTCTTGAGAATGACTTCCAATCCTGCCCTAACGAACGGCCAAATCTTCCTAAGTTCTTCGGGTTTGATGTATCTTGCATTCATCCCACCACCACATACCCGTACGTCTTACTGGAGGTTGCATTCGGGAAATGAGTAATCGTCGCAGACCCGTTCGTAACGCTAGAAACATACACCCCACCGTTAGAAAACCCCCCAACAAACTGCATCGTGGCAATCACAGAAGGAGTCGCAGGCCGCGTAGGGCTCGTCTGAGTGGGGATATGCTCGATGATGACAAGCGTTGACGTTGTAGCCCACATCAATTCGATGTAATCGTTAGCAGCAAGGTCTACAAAGAGATTTAGCGCAGCAATAACATGGCCTTTTACCGACCCATGCTTGGAATCAATCGAGAACCTTGAGTTCGAGTCAGCAATATCAGTCCCGTTCTTCCTAACCCATACGTCTACATCCTGGATCTGCGAGTCATCGTTAGCAAACTGGATCGAGAACTGAAAGTTATACTTGCCAGCAGCCCTAACGTTGATTCGACTGGAGTTGGAAAGATAGACGTTGTTTGTTAAGTCGGTGTTTGAAAACGTAATCGCATACGCTGTTGTTGTGCTTGCAGCAGACTGGTCGTTAACGTCGTAAAACGAGCCATACGGGATCGAATCAGCGTAAGCAGCAGCAGAGTAAGGGACAAGGATGATCTTGCTTTCCACCCCTATTCTCGCGTCTGTGATCGTGGTTGTGGTGGCGTTTCCTGTGTTGAGCGTTACCGTTCCGGTGTTATTCGTCTTACCGTCCATGATGCCACGGACAATCTCAGCAACGGCTCGCTGGTCGCCACCAAAAGGAGGTAGCGTCCTGAAGATCATCGCATCCCCTGCGGAATAATAGTTACATCTAAACCTACCGCAGACGACCAGACCCCAGTAGGGATTGCTTTTACTCGATGATAAGTTCCCGCCGAGCGTAGCCCGATACGGTTATCGCTGTTGCTGGAGTAAGTCGAGCCCGTAAAGTCTGTTTGTTGGTTCAGCCTTCTTCGAGAGTTCACCTGTACTGAGCAAGAACCACCGTCAATAACAGGGCGAATCAACGTCATCACTGAAGGCGTGTCGTTTAGGGATAGGTCTGGGGTAACAATGTTTGCAGTCAGAGCAGACCCAGAGAAAGCCACGATTTTCGTGCCTAGCGTCCCTGTCAATAGATTCGATGTCACCGTATAACCAAAGGAGTCTAGGCTTGCAGGGAGCGTATCAATACTCCCGTATGCGTCTAGTTGCTCTAAGGTAAGACCCGATGATGAGGTTGTTGTGATTGCTGTTGAAGATGCAATCGTATCGACGTTAACTTCAGCGTAAGACCACTTAGAAAGGTTGAAGTTGTAGATCAAAAGCGCAGTCGTCTGGTCTACAGTCTTAAAACACCAGATAACAAGGTTTTTAAGTGGATCTACAGCAGCAGACATTGTGGATAACTGCGATATATCCACCGTGTTAAAGAACCAACGATCAACCTTCTCGACCGAAATAGACTGCACAGTTTGCCCGTTACAGACGTAAAACCCGTCATCAGACAGAAAGAAGCTTGACCCTGCGTACTGAATGATCGAGTTGGGTTCCATGCACCCTAACCCTCGTGAGATCGTATCGAACTGGAATACAAGCGGACTACCAACGTAAGACATACGGACGACCGCACGATCCATAAACACAATGCCAAACTCACCACCCGTCAAACCCTTGACATGCCCACCGTCTGGGATGTCCTGATAGTCCGATTGTGTTGCAGCGGCAGGTGTCCAGTCGGTTTCATCACCTAGCGCACACCACTCCACGCGATTAGGGTAGACCGTTGCTCCGTTGTTAAAGCCAGCAACTACAAAGTCCCTGACCGTCGTTACATACCTAGACTTAGGCGCAGCAGCACCAAGGTCTGCAAAGAGCGTAGATGTGCCCATGAGATAACCTTGAAGCCTGTCACCTCCGTTGGCCGCGATCACTCGATTGCCAAACTGAGTAAAACGCCACTTCTGGTCTGAAGGTGTTGTATAACCACCAGCCTTAGAGATGTCAGAAAGGCTAAGGTTTGTCTCTAGCTTAAATAACTTGGTATCACCGCCTGCAAAAACAGTGACAGCCTCGCTAGGAGCAGCAGCCGCAACCACAGAATTAAGCGTCTCAGCAGCAGCGTTAGACCACTCAGAAGGGGTAGATAAAGGCCCGTAGCCTACCTGTTGAGGAATGACGTTCTTAGCGTCTACGAGCGCACCAGCAACCCCAGGTTGATCGGGCAACCACTCGCCAAAGTTAACCCTCATCGCTTCGCCACCGTCATCGTTAGTGGCACACCTGAATACTGACTCTCTTCGTCAGACCTTGTTAGCGAGAAGATCGCACGATCATAAAGCGTACCCCAGGTTTGTAGCCTGGGATCGTTCATCAGGTAAGGTTCTGCTTCGCCTAGTGACGCGTAGAGGAGTGCATCCGGACAGGTCGTAAGCCAGAGATTTGTCGTGTTGCTTGTAGAAAGAAACGCAGGCGCGGCGTAGTAGAGGATCTTGATCGTGTAAGTGCTGTCAGGAATTGGTGCAAGCTGAATCGTAGACCCGAGGATGGTATAGAAAGCCGGTACACCACTTTCGTTCGTCCTACCGTTCCGAATAAAGATGCTCGGCGTTGCGAACGTAATAGGGAAGTCGGGGTCAGAGTCAACGTACACATCCCTTGCTTGCAAGAAGTCACTAGGGAGGTTAATTGTCGCGACTCCACCGGTCGCCGTAACCGATGTTTGCGTAAGCATTTGCCGCAAGCGTAGATCTCTACGGAGTCGAATCTCTGCGAGTTGGATGAAGTCAGGGATCGCGGAAGTAAGATCATCTCGCGAGAGATAGTTAGCTATCGTTGTCTGTAGATCGCTGTAAGTGCTTAGGGCCATATTCGACATCGCTCCACCGGTATTCGTGCGTCCCGATGTGTCCTATTTCGAGGCTCAATTCGTGATCCACGAAAGTCTTTATCCCGTGGTCTAAGGCTTTCACGCAGAAATGCACATCTTCGCCAATTAGACCACCCGCCCCCCATACTACATCAAACCACGGCTGCGGCATAGCATCAAACACAGATTTATGGGTCAACACAACCCCGAAACCTACAGCCGTTACCTCCTCGATACCCTTCTTGCCTCGACTCTCGATCTTCTCAAAGATCTCTTTGTCCTGGTGAAAGTTAATCGCTGTCGGTAAAACAGGTTTGCGCCTTGTGACTGCGTTAACCCCGACGATCTTTTCGCCGTGGGCTAACAGTCTCTCTAACGTGTTCTTGGGGAACCTCATGTCTGAGTCCACCCACAGGATGTACTCAGCACCGTCTGCTAACGCTTCTTTGGCTAATGACTCTCTCTGACTAAAGATGAGTGTCCCAGGCGCGGTATACAAGAGGAACGATCCGCCTGTTGTCGCGCATCTGTTGGCCCCGTCATACGCTGCCAGTCGAGCCATGTCGAAGGCAGTCCCCGTCATCATCGTGTCCCGACATGGAACACAAAAGGCTATCTTCATACTTTCCCTGGTCTAGTTCTGAAGTGTCTGTTCTCTGGGTCGTTCATCCACGCCCTGAATTTCTTCTCGTCTACGACAGCAAAGCCTCGCATGATCCCTTGTTTGTTTAAGTCGTCAATCACCGCATAGGGCAATTGAGCGTATCGAGCCCACTCACCCCAACGCTCGCGCTCATCTGTCGCGTTATAGAGTGCTTTGTTCTGCTCAACAATAGCCGTTATGTCTTGAATTCTTTCAAAGACATACTGGTCGTCGGTTACATGAAATTTAGTTTTGAGCATAAAAAAAGGGAGGTTGTTACGCCTCCCTCTTTTTTACCACAGTTTTTGTTACGCTGTCTTGAGGTCAGCCAGGATACCGTGAGCAGCCTCGTTACGCATCTCCATCGTGAACTCAGCAAGGATCTGAGTTTTCTCGGAGTCACCAGTCTTGGCAAGCTCGTTGGTCTGGAAGGGACGCAGATAACCAATCGCTGCATACTCAGGATCAAGGATAAACGCATCACGGCTACGAACGAAACGATCTGGAACTACAGAGATCGAACCGAAGTCGCTCAGGTACACATCTGCTGCGCCGATGATGGTCGTCGGTGCATCTGACGGAGCCATGTAACGCTGTGCTGCAATACCAGCAAAGGCCGAAACGGTCTGCTTGAGTGCAGGGCCAACCACGAGGATCTTGGGGCTTCCGCCAGAGGTGTAAACCTGCTGAACGCCATCCTTAAGGATTGCCTCTGTGAAGGTACGGGTTGTACCGTCAGAACGAGTCGAAACACCGATGGTGGTGGGGTTAGCACCGTCACTGGTGTTGTAGTTCGAGTTGGTCTTAAGCCAAGACAAAAGCGAACCCATCTTGCGAGCAGTCGACGAGTTACCAGCACTACGGCCTTGGTTGGCAGAAATGATGGTTTCCTGGTCACGCTTGAGTTCTTGCGAAGCCTTCGAGAGTTGATAAGCCTTCTCTGCGCGACGTCCTGCGAGGTCAACTGCCATCATGGTTCCTGACACCTGGATCGTCTTAGCAACGATCTGTGTGTAGTTACCGAGACGAGTCGTCGGGCTGATGGTTGCTGCTGTTGCGTCGTCACCTTCAACCTGTGCATTGTTGGTTGTTGCTGCTGCCAACGTGTCGGTCTGCCACTCGTGGTAGACAGCCGTTGCTTTGGTGCGAGCAAGCGACGAAAGGATAGGTGTCTCGGTCGGGCTGATGTTGTAAATAACATCAGTTAGATCTTCACGCTGACCGATTGCTGTGAAGGTCTGGAATGTACCTGAAGGAACAGTCATTTCAAACTCCTAATTACAAAAATCTTTCAAAAACCCTTGCAGCGTCTTGTCGAGAACCAGTCTTTCTTAGTCGCGCAAAGTCCTGTTTTGCTGCTTCTGTTGCTATGGTCTTACCCGTGGCATTACCAGCCTTTAGCATCTTGGGAGCCTCGGCAACCTTCTTGGTTACACCAGGCTTGGCCTTTTGCAGTTTCTGGTACTGACTTGCCATCCACAACGTCA